CTGAACAGTCAAGTACGAGAGAAGAGTTAGAAAATTATGAAGTAGCTCATTTTAGATTACTATCTGATTCTAATTATCTCCCATACGGTAAATCACAAGTTGAAGGTGGTCGTAAAATTTGGAAACAGTTAACTCTTATGGAAGACGCTATGTTAATTCATAGAATTATGAGAGCACCTGAAAAAAGAATTTTTAAAATTGATATTGGTAATATTCCACCTGCAGAAGTTGATAACTATATGCAAAAAATTGTAAATAAAATGAAAAAGGCTCCAGTTGTAGAAGAAGGAACAGGTGATTACAATTTAAAATATAACATGCAAAATATTACTGAAGATTTCTTCTTACCAGTTCGTGGTGGTGATAGTGGAACAAGTATAGATTCACTACCTGGATTAACTTATGAAGCAACAGAAGACATTGAATATTTGAAAAATAAATTATTATCTTCACTTCGTATTCCTAAAGCATTTCTTGGATATGAAGAGGAAGTAGGTTCAAAAGCAACATTAGCAGCAGAGGATGTTAGATTTGCTCGTACTATTGAAAGAGTTCAACGAATAACTTTATCTGAATTAACAAAGATAGCTATAGTTCATTTGTACGCACAAGGATATACAGACGCAGATTTAGTTAATTTTGAATTAGAATTAACGAATCCATCTACTATTTATGAAGAAGAAAAACTTGAATTATGGGACAAGAAAACTTCTTTAGCTACAGATATGATTAGTAACGGTATCGTTTCATCAGAATGGGTTTATAAAAATATTTATGGATTTACAGAAGAAGAAATTGTAGAAATGGATAAACAGAAGGTTTTAGATTACAGAACTAAATATAGAAGAGATCAAATTGAGACTGAAGGTAATGACCCAGCAGAAAGTGGACAATCAGTAGGATCACCATCTGATTTAGCAATGGGTAGAACAGGTCATGAATTAAATGATTTGGGTCCTGAAGGTGGTTCACCACCTGGAGGTTGGGACGGTGCAGGACGACCGAAAGAAGGTGGTAAATATGGAAAAGATAGTGGTGCAAGAGGTAGAGACCCATTGGGAGCTCACGATATGAAAAAAGGCGGTAGTAGTTCACGTAAATATGGAAAACCTTTAGCATTAGCACACTATGATAAACTAAAAAAATCAATGAATTTTGGTAAATATGAGAAAAAAATAATAAATGAAGCATCAGAAGTTGAAGAAGAGTATAAGAATGAGGTAAGTTCTTTAAATGACGATATATCAACTGACTAATTATTGTGTAACTTTATATTTATTTATGACGTACTATAAACAGTGGAGTAATGGATAATGGCTCGAAAACTAAAACATTCAAAGATAAAGAATACAGGTATTCTTTTTGAATTATTAACAAGACAGATAACGGCAGACGTATTGGCCGGTAAAAGTACAAAATCAGTAAAGATAGTAAAAAAATACTTTAATGAAAATAGTGAACTTGGAAAAGAACTCCAATTATACCGTTTACTTTTAGAAAAACATTACGAATCTGAGAATAGAGCAAGTCAATTACTTGATGCTGTCTTAGAATCAAGACAGAGATTAAGTAATTCTAAACTTCGTCGTGAAAAATATAACTTAATCAAAGAAATAAAAGAAAATTATAACGCAAGTGATTTTTTTAACGGCCGTATTACTAACTATAGACTATTAGCTTCAGTATATAATATATTTTTAGTTGAAAGTACTCCTATAATTTTTAATCCAGAAGCTGTTATAGATTCTAAATTTACTATTTTAGAACATATTACAAGTAAGAAAGTTAGTTCTAAAGAAGCTAAAGAAAAAGTTTTAAAAGAATATAATAAATCAGATAAAGATTTAAGGTTACTGGCGTACGAAATTCTTGTAGATAAATTTAATCAAAAATACAAGACATTAAATGAAGCACAAAAAAATCTATTAAAAAATTATATTAATAATGTTAGTAATACAAATTCTTTACGTGACTTTGTTGATGAAGAAGCACAAAAGCTTGAAACAGAATTAAAAGTTAATTTACCAAAAGTAACTGATCAAGTTACTAAAATAAAATTAACCGAAGCGATTAATCAGATAAGTAATTTAACAAGAGGTAAACTTGTTAATGAAAAACAGGTTTTAACTTTAATGAGATATTATGAACTTGTCAAGGAGCTTGAAAATGTCCACAAAAGTTGAACTTTTAAGAAAATTTATTAGAGAAGTTATCAGGCAGGAGTTAAAATTACACGAAGCTTCTGTAACAGGTGCAATTGATGGTGGAGAAGGTCCACCTAAAACACCTTATGCATTCCAGGGAAAAAAGAAAAAAGATAAAGAAAAAGAAAATAAGATAGCAACTAATTCTACTGGATATAGTAAAGTAAATGAAGGTAAATACCACGATTACAGAAATGATGAAACTCTAACAGCAAAACAAAAAATTGGGTATTCTATGAGAGAGATTCGAGACCATCTTGCAGAAATTGATAAATTGACAAAGATGAATGTAAGATTAAAGAATGAGATGGGTGTTGATTCGAGATCATATTGGAAGAATACACATAAAGCGATGAGAAAAATTAGTGAGAGATTAGTAAAGTTAGCAAATAAAGTCGGTCAACTTTATTAATCTTTATTATGAACAAGCCATCTTGGAATGAGGATGGACTTAATTTTTTGGGAAAGCTTTTAAGTCTATCTAATTTAAAACGCCGCTGGTTAATTGAAGAGACTAAAATAAAAGGTCAAGAACCTAATAAAGTTGAAACAATTAAATTTATAGATAAGTGGATACGAAAATTAGAGACTTTAAAAGACGAGATTATTAGAACACGGAGTTAGGTGTAATTATGAGACAACTTATAGTAGATTACTTACCATTTGAGGTAAGACAGGAACAAATTACTGAATCCATGAAAAAAAATGATGGAAAATTGATTGTACGCGGAGTTTTACAAAGAGCAGAAGCAGAAAATCAAAATGGTAGAATATATCCGAAAGAAATTTTAGAACGAGAAGCTACAAAATATGCAAAAGAGTTTATAGCAGAAAGTAGAGCTATGGGTGAATTAGATCATCCAGAGTCGTCTGTAGTGAATTTACAGAATGTTTCTCATAATATAAAAGATATGCATTGGGAAGGTGATAATCTATTAGGTAAAGTAGAAGTTTTAGGAACACCTGCAGGTAATATTTTAAAAGAATTATTTAAATCAGGAATTAAACTTGGTATTAGTTCACGAGGTATGGGTTCAGTAGAAACTATTGGTGAAGCTGAAGATGGCGCACAAACTACACAAGTACAACCTGATTTTGAATTGATAGCATTTGACTTTGTTTCTAATCCATCAACACACGGAGCATTTATGCATCCCATGAATGAAGGAATTGAACCTGTTAGTGGTAGAACGTGTGGAGTATATTGTAAAGCAGAATCTATTATTAATGATATAATGAGAGGTTAACGAGAGAAAACTTATGATTAAATTAAAAAATTTATTGAAAGAAGGGGCTGTATGGGATAGAGCGTTTGGTGAACCATTACCAACATTAAAAGGTATTATGGAAAAACATAATGATTGTGGTTGTGGTGGAACAACCTCTTGTAGTTGTGAATCTGTAACAGAAGATGTAAAAGATGTAGTTAAAGTTAAAAAACTGGGACAAAAGTTAGGAACTGTTGAAGGTAAACTTCGTAAGGTAATGTATGATTTAGAACAACGATTTCAAGCAGATACAGTTAATTTTAAATTACAAAAACCCCTAAAAGATTCATATAAGAAACACGTAACAGCTTTTATGAGAGATGCTATGTCTCTTATAAAGAAGGCAAAATAAATGATAAGTTTAAAGTCATTACTTAAAAATATGAAAGAGGCTAAAGTTACTAAACCTCAAAAAGGAGTTGAAACTCCTTTAGACGCAAAAGTACAAATACCTGGTTATGGTGTAATGACAAGAAAACAACTTCAACAGAATATTAAAAGATTTGTAGGTGATGTTAACACTCACGTGAAAAAAGGAGAATCAGGTAAAGCACTTGCTCTATTGTATAAACGTGGAGTTTTAAAAGCTTTTTTAGAAACAGACCTCGCCCATTCAGGAGAATAAAATGTCGAAATATAAAAATATGATGTATCGTTGGCGTGAGTGGAGACTCAATGAAGCTGTAAAAGTACAAGGTGGTTCTGACCCACTTACAGTTCAAAAAAGTTTACATGACGCATTTAAACAATTAGAAAATAATGGTATGTGGGACTGGGGATATACAGAGTCAGATCAATATGGTTGGAATGACTATAATAATTTTCGTAAAATGACTGATGAATATAATAAAGGTATGTTGAAAATTGGTAAACAAGTTGAAGGTATCTCAAAACAATTAGATGATATGTGGAAAACATATAATAAGATTTATGAAAAGTGGCGTAAAAAAGATGGTCCTAGGACAAACTAATGCCAGCTGTCTCCAAAGCACAACAAAAATTTATGGGAATGGTTCACGGCCTACAAAAAGGTACTGTTAAACCTTCAAAAGTATCTGGTAAAGTTAAGAAAGTTGCCAAATCTATGAAGAAGAAGTCGGCTAAAGATTTTGCTTCTACTAAACATAAAGGCCTTCCTAAAAAAGTTAAAAGTGAAGCTGTAAATGAAGTTAGTTTTTCTTCAGTTCCAACAAAAAAATTAGTAAAACAATATAAACAAATGGCAGATGAGAAATTATCTGGTTCAGCTGCATTAACTTTTAGAATGATTGCAAAAGAATTAATCAAAAGAAAAGCTAAATTAGAATCAGATGTTAAAGAAGGATTTGGTGGTGAGTTGAAAGGTAAAGCTAGACAAAAATTTGAAAAGGCGAGACAAGAAAACGCAGAAGTATTAGGTTATAAGTTAACAGGTACTAAAGATATAAAAGAATCTATAGAAAAAGCTTTGCACGAAGATATGGATGATGCTGAATTAGCAGGAAGAATTAAACATTGGGCGAGTAAACATAAAGGTACAGGAATAGGTTATGGTCATGTACTTGGTCAATTAGCAGTTCATATGAAAGAAATGGGATGGTCTAAAAGTTTTAAAGAAGTTGTAAAGGTTGCTAAAGAGTTAGCTAAGAAGAAAACAGTTGAATCTACTTTCGCTGTAAAAGGTAAAGAAGATAAAGATGGGTATAAACATTCTGAAAAACCTGATTTTGAATATGATCCTGAAAAGAAAGACGATGAACCAGAAGATAAAGATAAAAAATTAAGTAAAGGTATGGATGATTCAGATGATTATGAGAGAAAGTTTAAAAAGGAATCTGTAAATGAAGTAGATATTTCTAAAATACGTAATCAAATGAATAAAGAAACAACTAAAATTAGACACGCCTATGAAATGATGAGAAAATATTCAGGAGATGATGTTAAAAAAGCAGATCATTGGAAAGATGTCGGTAATAAAGCAAAAGATAGAATGAACGCTTTACAAGATAGAATTAATGCAGCTCGTAAAAAGGAAGGGTATGGTCGAGGAGAACCCGCAAATATTTATGGTATAGAATATCTTAAACATTCTAAAGATAGAAAATATAAAAAGGCTTCTTTGACTATGAGTTCTAATCAAGGTAAAAAAACATTTAAAAAAATGACTATGGCTATCCTTAAAAAAGCAGAACAACTAAAGAAACAAGAAGGTTGGGCAGAATATAGAATTACAGTTAATGACCAACCATATATTTCTGGTTTTGGTAGAAGATTTGTAAAATATCCAAAACCACATATTAATGAAGTTGTAAATGAAGCTAAAGAAACAGGAACAATTAAAAAGAGTGGTGGATTGTGGTGGGCAGTATTTGATAAAAGAAAAAAATTAAGATTTGAAGGTAATGTAAATTTTATGGTTAAAGCTCTTAAAATAGTTAGTGGTATGTCAAAAAAACAAGTAATAGATTTATTAAAGGTTACTGTTGGTACTATGAAGGGAGTTCCATTTAAAGCAGACTTTAGTAAAGATAAGTATGTTAGAACTGAATCCGTAGATGAAGCAAAAGAAACTG